ATGTGCTAAAATTATAGGAGAATATCGAACTTGAAGGTGTAGAAGGCGCACCTGACTGAGCAGTAGAATAAAAGTAATAAGCTATAGCATTTCTTGCTCCATCATCTCCATTAGTACCCGCAGCACCTGTAGCACCTGTAGCACCTGTAGCACCATCCTCTAGCATAGGAATAACTATGTTTTGTGTAGCAGTAGTATCATTATTCTTTTCTTTTACAGTTAGAGTAAATTCTAGCCCGTCTTCGTCATAGGTACTAATATTACTTCCTATATTAAGAGTATACCCAGTTGTTCCAAAGTTAGGGTCTGAAAAAGTAGTTTCAGCAGATTCTGATACTTCTGAGTTATTAAAACCTGCTCCTGTTATTTTAAATGTAGGAGAAGTAAAACCAAGTCCTGAAGCGGTTAAAGTTATGTCAGTACTTGAATTTATTACACTACCAGATGAATTAAATCTTATATTTGGAATATCTGGAATTAATAATGCTGCTCTACCATCTCTTTCAGGATCAGAAATTACAGTAAAATCTGGTAGAGGAATTAGTTTCCACCCAGAACTTAAATTAACTATTCCTGCAATTAAAGCATCATTGTTCTTATCAATTCGCAGAGTAGGGTAATAAATAGTTGCTCCAGTAATTGCAGCAGTATAACTGGTTTCTAAAAACATTACAGTATTGCTACTAATATAGGAGACTTTTGCAACTTGGGTTGCACTAAGTTTTACATAGTCTCCTATTTCAAACTCTGTCGTAAAACTAGTACTGGTTCCAACCAGTCTATTAGAATTAGCTGCTAATGTTGCTGTACCAGAAGCTGCAGAAAAGTAACTACTTGCAGTGCCATTTCCAGTGCCTGCATCATAAAAGTAAGATATTCCAAGTGCAGTGTCATTATTCCATTTTACAAGTTTGATAGGATCAGAACTATCATCATACTTCATTAATATAAAATGAGCATTATCTATTTTTTCTTTTGGAGTGTAACCCTGCCAAGTAGAGAGAGCAATTTGAGCAATATTTGATATTTGCTGTTGATAAGTAGCAGCAGTGCCTGACACTCCTTCTATTTCTATCTCGGTTGCTCCAGAAGGAACAAAAGTGTACTCTGGATTAACAAATTGAAAGTGCTTTGTACTGCTAACATCTACTATACCTATATCCGAAGTAGAAATACCACCAATTACTACACCTCTTCGTCTTTTTGCTTTTGTTTCTTCGATTGGGTCACTTATAGTAACATATCCAAATCTTTTCTCAGACCGTCTACCTGTAGTGCTTACAGCTTGAATAGCGAATCCGTAAGTACCATTTGGCATATTTCTTATTGTAACAGTTGTCTCTTCTTTACCAATTATATCACCAAAAGAAGCTCCTAGTGCAGACATATACTCTTTTAGCATTTCTCTAGCAGGGTCTGTTGTCTGTGGTTTTGTTAAAATATAATGAGATAACTGTGTGAAAGTATCTCCATTAGAGTCTACGGGTGTATCCCAACTAAGAACTATATCATTTCTTAAGCTATCGTTGTCTAATTTAGTTGGAACTACATATAAATTATCTGGTGCAGGTACATATCTAGGCTCTAAAGGAAAGACTGGGTCTTGTACAGTTAAAGTAAACTCATTATCTATTGAATCAAATTTTTCATTATAGTGTCTAACTGCGGAAATAACATAATCAGCAGCGGACTCCTGAGAAATACTTAGTATTTTATACTCTTGAGCAGAGCCTAAAACTTCAACTTCAGTGGTATCTAAAAGAGTACGAAGCGCCCAAACACTCTCTTCTTGAGGGGCTGCAGAAAAAGCAGTTCCTACAGTTAGAGTTCTTACGTTATTACCAGAACTATTAGTAATTGGTCTGCTTTCTACACGGGTATAAGGCTTCCACACAGTTTGTACTACATCATCATTATCATCAGTTAAATTACTTGCAGCAGCTTCTGTAGTTATCGGGTTACCGTTTCTATCGGTAAGAATTAAATCTCCCATAGTATAAGTAACTGTGTCAATTACTGCCGAAGTCTGACTACAAAAAGTTCCCGGAGTTTCTATAAGAATACTTAACTCATAGTCATATGTTCCAGTATCTAATATTAAGTCTCTATCTAAAGGAATAGAAGTAGTTGTAGGTGTTGTACTTGTGGAGGATACTCTACCGCTTTGCACAGAATAGGGAGGTCTTTTATAATGGTCTTGAATATTAATAACATCCCCTGGCTGTAAGAAGGCAGCATTTATAGATGTTTTAAAGGATACTAATTCAGTTTGATTCTTTGCCGTCCAAAGTTTCCATCGTCCATAACGAAGAGCCTGCCCTTCAGTTGTTGCTCCAAAAGCCACCGCTTCTTCATAGTTTATTTTTCCTGTTTTTGCTATATCTTCCCCATCTTCTATTAACAGTACTTCGGGTTTATAATTTGTTACTGGATTATTCCAAGTTACTCCAACTTGATTTGGACGAACTCTATTACCAGTGGACTCATAAGAAAATAAGCCATCAATTACATTTACATTACTGAAGTTATATACAGGGTCACTAGCTTGATCCATTACACTAAATATTTCTCCGTCCATCCAATAGAGCATACCACGAAAAACAGTAGCCAAATCTTTAATAGTTTTATAGGCATCCATAAAGGAAGTAAAGTAAACATTTGTTGTAAAACGAGGCTCGTAGCCCCCTGATCCATCAGGAACTAATTCATCACAGTAACGAGCAATTCTATAAAGAGCATATTTATCTATATCACTTTCTGAAATCCAATTTCCTAATCCATAACGATTATTCGTAAGTATATCATAGAATACCCAAGCAGGATTATTTGTATAAACTTTTTCAGAGCGAAAACCTCCTGTCCAATCCTGATAATCGGGAGTACTGTCTACAGAATCATATACAGGAGTACCACTAGAGTCTCGATTATACATTGCAGGATATACTCCATTTTGAACATATCCATTAAGTTCTTCGTTTTCTTCTCGAGTTACATAGTTAGATGGGACTTTAACAAGCATCCCCCTACACTGATAGCTAATATCAGGCATACTTTGAAAGTCTTTAGAATTAAATTGTACTTTTGCTACTGAAGTATGAGGAAAAGTTAAAAACTCTTTTATAATTGAGCTAGCACTAACAATTGTACAAGAAGACTGCCCAGTATACTTACTGTTTTGTCTTGTTCTTTCTTCTTCATAAGCTATATTATTTTCAGTATGCCTTGTTATTCTAATTTTCCAAACGGAGTTAGTTTTATAGTTATGCTCTAATCTAGCCTTTTCGACATTTACTACATCTTGAATAGTAAATCTAGAATTAGAAGTTGCATAGTGTCGCCTCTCATCAATTACTGTATGCCAATTTCCGTAAGTGGAGCCCGCATCTTCTGAAAAAGCTATATCAAAATCATACCAAGCCTTGCCCGGACGTTTTCCTCCATTCTCGTCGTAGTTTATAAGGGAATCATAAGCAAAAAGAAAACGAACTTCATCTACTTCTGTTGCTTGCTCTACACTTAAGTCTAAGTCTGAATATAAGTAGGTGCGTACATTTGTTATTGATCCATCTGATGGACCAGCTATTTGTTGATTAAGAGTTTTTGTAACTGCTGAGTTACCTATACCTTCTCCGTCAAAACTTATTAACGGAGTTTGGCCTAGAGTTCCTGTTCTAAACTCCAATCCAAAATTTTGATATTTTGCTGAATTTAATAGTCCCGAAATATCTCCAGATACTTTTTTATCTGTATCTTTTGTGGGTGGATCGTCAGTAGAATCTTCTGTATACTTCCAAATTTTAAATGTTCGAGTAACTGTTGCGTCTGCTAAAGCATACCAGTTATATTTTATTTCTGAGGGTATAGTTACCGATACGGAGCTCGAAGTTCCTCCAGTAATAGTAAAAGGTTCTGTGTCTCTACCGTTCGGAAGAGTCATTATTATTTTATACTGAGGATAAGTATTTGGAGTGTACGTATAAGAAGATAAATCTATGCTTGTAGATGTCAAAGTAACAGTATCTAGTACTACGTTATATTGTTCCCCACCATAAGCATTATACCCAGCAGACTGCGTAGTAGTTGTATATGTAAACTTAGCAGTAGCAGTAGCAAATTCCTTATCTACAGTAACCTTAATAGGTGCTCCAGCAGGTTCATTGTCTGCTTGTTCTGTGTCTGTATTTGGTGCAACTAATGAAACGGCAGGATCATTATTTAAATAAACGGATCGTTCTCTATCTACAAGGCCATATATTTCTCCTTCTGAGATTACATGGGTAGCAATTATATTTTGAGACTGTCCAGTAAAAGAAGGGCGTTCAACTACTCCGTTGAAGCCTCCGGGTCCGGATATCTCTGTTGCTGCAGATCCCATTATTCTGTAAACTAAATTTAAACTTCTATCTACTCCTGCTTGAGTACCTGTTTTATAATTATATCCTGCTCCTACTTCTAAAGATACTTGAGAGCCTGGTATTCTTAATTCTCCATAAAGTACAGGAACAGGAGAACCTTCTACAGTTCTTCTTCCTTCGCCTGTAAATAAGTACCCTTCTTGCTCAGAATCAGTAGATGGATCCGGAGCCATTATTTGCTGAATACCCGTCATTGCAAGATTCGTTGCTAATGCATAGGCTACTTTTGTGAGAAAAGGGGTTGCTAAAGCCGCAGCCGCACTTGCCCCTGCTTGTGCTGCGGCTGCACTGCTGGCTCCTTGCATTAAGGCAACATTCGTTGCAGTGGCTGCAGTAGTATTAGCAATGGAAGCTGCCCAACCTTGTCCTAAAGCAAATAAAACTACAGAGGCTGCTATCTTTGCATTACCTGACTTAGACCCTGCCGGAAGAGGAGTAACTACAATATCCCCGTTAGTTAGAGGCAGAAAACACTCGGCAGCATTTATTTCTTCGTTATTTACTTCGACATGAAATGCAATATCCTTTTTAAAACATTCAAGAATATACTTTTTAAAATTTGGATAGTTTGATTCTATTAAACGAAATGCATCTGCAGGAGCCTCTCCACAAAATAAATGTGAATTTCCGAACTTTTGTCCTAACTGCCCTTCTAAATAAATTTTACGCATTATATCTATAAATTCCTACTAAATACTTTTTCCACAATGGATAAAGATTTTCTCGACATGAAAGTCGATTTACAGCATGATGAAAAAATATATCATTATCTAAGTAAACTCCACAATGGTTAGGTACAGATGCTCCCATTTGAAAAATTACTACGTCATTTTTTCTTAAACTTTCTACTTTACTAAACTGCCATTCTTTTAAATGTTCTTCTGTGAAATAATTTTCTCCAACTTCCCACCAATCATCTAAATAAGGCAATCGTCTTCGTAATTCTATATCTAAATATTCTTTGTAATAGTCTCTTACTGCTTCTAAACAATCGTGCTTTCCAAAACTATATTCTCGTCCAATTAAAGGACTACAATTAACTTCTGGCTCTACTATATTTAAATCCATTGAAGGAAAAGAAAAAATATAGTAAGATACTCCTAATGCATCACAGTATTTTTTATCATTTTCACTTGCTTCATTTGAAGCGTGTATATGATTATGTACAATAGCAAATATATTTGCCTCTTTCATTACTTTTACATAATCTTTAGGGTCTAGTATAAAGTCATCATTTTCTTCAGCAAGATTTGTACAAGGATACCATTTTTTCTTGCCTTTTACTATTCCTATAATTCCACAGCCTTCTTTTGGGTAACATTCTTCAAAATGCTCTCTTATTTGTTCAATCACCTAAATTTACCTGCTCCTGGAAATGCTCCGAACGGCAGGCTTGCGGTTGTATCTTTTGCAACCCGTGGAGATGAATAAGTTGTTGTATATGGAGTTCGTGGTCTAAATTGAAATCTGCTTTTACAAGAAGAAAGTCTTTTACCACATTTATCTCCACGAGTCCAGTACAGTCCCTCTGCAGGAATTTTATTTGTATTATCTAATAGAGCTTTCCATACTGTAGTTTGAGTAGAGTCTGTGCTCTCTACATAATCTCCTGCAGAATAGTTGTCTGATGAATTCCAAACTGTATAGGTATAAATAACATCCCAGTTATTTATATCATTTGTAAAGTCACTTGCATGAGCTGTGTGCTCTGTATTACATCGATAATAATTACTTCCATTTTTTAAGTAATCATTTACATAGTATGTTTGTCCTGCTGTCCAACTTAAAAAGGCTACTAAATCCCAATTTGTTTGATAGTAAGAAGTAGACCAAGTTGTTGATGTATGTGCTGTTTTACACACCCATACTGATCCGCTAGCATTGGAAGTATAAATAGTGTCCCCTACAGAGTAACTGTAGCTACTTGAGTTAAAAGCAGGATTAACACTTGTATCGCTACTAAAAAGATTTGCACTAACAATTGGAACATCTTTATCTGTAAAATATGCGTCAAAATCTCCAAAAGTATCTCCATCAGTAGGTAAAGATATATGGCTATCTTTATTCCATCGACATCCACCACAAGAGCTTATATCGTCTCCCTGATACTGCCAAGAACAATATTTACCAAGTACCATTCTGTTGGGTAATTTTATTCCGCTTAAATCAAACGGAGGCGCTAATTCAAAAGTTACAGAAACTGGATTTTCTGATTCAATTCTGTCTATTATATATTTTTGAATAGGAAATTCTACAGGAGGAGAAGCATCTCCTGGTTCTCCATACAAATATTTTTTTAATGTAGTTCTTTTTACAACTGTTTGTCCAACTAAATCATCATTTGTAAAAGTTCCTAGAGCATCACTAAAAGTAGAAGTTACATTTGCAACCGTAAGAGTTGGACGACTTATTGCACCATCTGCCTGTAAATCTATTCCTGTCATGTCCATAGGAAAAGGGACATAGTTTCTTACAGTGTAAGGAGATGTTCTATCACGAAAATAAATATACCCTTCTTGATTTGTGGTAAGATTATCTGTATCATAGTCAGGATGAAAATACAGAACTGTACCATTACTCAAAGTAAGTTCAAATAAATATACCAAAGAGCTGTCAATTGACTGCTGCTGTACGGCATGAATTAAATCTGTCACGATTCAAAAACCTCTCGGAATGTTGCTGACAAGGTATAAAACCCATCATATGCATAAGTTATAGTATAATTTTCACAAACTACTTTTGGTGTTTCGCCTTCTGGTGTTGTAAAAGTAAAAGCTGTTACACCTTTATTCGTCTCTAAAAAATTTTTTATTGTATTCATCTCTGATGAAGTACGCAGGCTAAAATTTGCAGTAAAAATATTTTGAAGAGGGTTTATTCCCTCTGTAATTCTCTGCTCATAACCATTTCCAAAAGTTGTAACACGGGTTCTTGCTCTAGTTTGTCTTGTAAATCCTTTATCAGGTATTACATCTATGCCTGATGTTGAGAATCCTACTGCCATTATGCTACTCCATACGGATTAAGTATTCCGCCTGAACGTTTTTGATTTTGTAGTTCTGTTTGTACTGCTCTTGCAATCATATTTCCTATATTTCCTGCCGCTTGAGAATCCTGCTGAGTGTTTGAAGTAGCATTTCCTAGATTATCTATAGAAACATTTACCACTACATTGTTATTTTGTCCTGCTCCGCTCATATTTACAGGGATTGCTTTACCGTCAGGGAGAGGAACAACAGCTTCATTATACCTACCTTCTCCAACTAATCCAAGAGTAGGTCTCTTTATAATTCCGCCATTTGCATACCCTCTCATACCTCCCTGCATAACTCCACCATTTGCAAATCCAAAAATATTTTTTACAAAACCAAAAGCTTTTGTTGCAGCACCAAGGAATCCTGAGCCTTCTACTCCTGCAACTGGTATATTTGTTACATTCATTACACCTTTAAGCGGGTCTACTGCTCCAAGAGGAAGACTTGTTGGAAGAGCCCCTGGGGTACCGATCGCAGCTGCTATAGTTCGTCCTACCTGCACTCCAGCTTGTATCATTGCAGTTCCAATAATCTGTCCTTGCTTAGCAGCGGTCTGTAAAGGATTTAAGCCCATAATCCATCTTGTAGCTTGTTTTGCCATTGTATCTGCCAAAGAACCCAGTACAGAGTTTGCTATGGAAGCAAAAGCATCCTTAAGACTGGATTGTTTACCTTTTATTATATCAGCAATATTTGAATTCAAAGAAGATTCAAGAGCCTGCTCTCCTGCTCTTAATAACTGAGTTCCAGTATCTAATTGTTTTTCGTATTCTTCTGTTTGACGCTGAAGAAGCTCATATCTTAAATTTTCAGCATCTATTTCCTCTTGGCTCATTACCTTAAGTTTAGCCTTTACATTTGCTCTGCTGTTTTCAATCATTTGCATTTCAATCTGAGCAGTTTTTAATTGATTTTGAATTCCAAGCTGTTCTCTAACTAATTGAGTGGTTCCTGCAGTAGCTTGAAAATTTGCAATAGCCTGTTTTGCTCCTGCAGTTCTGTCAAAAACGTCTCTTTCTTCTGCTGCAGCTTTGAAGTCTGCTAAAGCATCTCTAACTCTTTGGCCAAATGTTTGCGCATCTCCTGCAGCATTCTGAAAACCTTTTTGTAAAGAATCAATTAAATTAGGTCCAAGTATTTGTTCAATATTTGCAAGAGTCTCTTTATCAAAAATTTCTTCTAAAGATCCAACACTCTGACTACCTACTCTAGTTAGTATAGCATCAACTCCACCAATTACATCTTCAAGCCCTAAAAGAGCAGTTCTCATAGGAGTAAGTTTTTGAGTACTATTACCAATCCCTTGTTGAAACTGTTCTAATCCTCTGTTAACCCGTTCGATTCCTTGCAAAAATCCTTCATTTTCTTTCTTATTACCATTAACTAAGTCTGTTGCAGTACTTAAAGCCGTATTTACATAGTCTACAGCATTTCTGTAAGCTTCCCAACTGCCTTCCTGATTCGTTATATCTCCTGTTAATGTGACAAAAGCAGACTCTAGATTTCCTACAATTCCTGATAGTCTTGAATTATCTCCACCTGCCTTTCCTATGGCATCACTTTGTGCTGAAAGCAAATCAATAGTTGCTCTTAAACCTTCCATATAAGGTTCGTTAGCTTTCTGAAGGTTCTTTGTAGCCTTCATTCTTTCATTTATTGAAGTATTATCTAAATTGTTATTTAATAATTTTATAGCATCTGCATCAGCTAAATGAATGTTTGTAAGAAGGTTTGCTAACTGAAACTGCTCTTCTTGTAAGCTGTTTGCTTCTGTTAAATTATCTGATAGCTTCTTAATTTCTTTTGCTTGCTCTTCATAAGAATTTTTAAGATTATACATTCTATCTTCAAGTTCTTTTATTGCAGGGTCATCAAAAGCTTTGACTATCTCTTTTATTACACCGTATAAAGATAATGCTAAGCCTAGCCACCCTGCAAATGTTAAAGCAGTCGCTATTGCTCTACCAGCAGTTTGTGCAGCAGCGGACATAGTACCCATTATCATACCATGCTGTCCCTGTAAATCATATAAATTTGCAAGCCAAGTGGCTTTCCAAGCTTTAATACCTGAAGTCTGTTTTGCTAAAGAAGCTTGATTTGCTGCTTCAACAATCTTTACGGTTCTAAGAATTTCTCTACGCTTAAAGTTTTCTAGGTCAAGAATTGTTGTTTTTTGTGCTTTTGCGGCTTTTTTAATGTTTGCAATTTCTCTTGCTCCAATTTGTCCAGAAGCTACAGCTGTTCCAGTAGCGCCTCCAGTAACCATTTTTGCTAGATTTGCTTGAGCAGTCTTACTTGCGTCTGCAATACTTTTTAGAGCTTTCGGGGCAGGAAGAAGACCTTTTAATATGCTTGTACCCATCAAGCTAAATGCACCAGCTAATGCCAAAACATTATTTGCAAGACCTCCTGCAATAATTGAAGCTACGCCATAAAGATTTTCTTTTATACTATTTAATAAGTCATCAAACTCTTTTCCAAGTTTTGAGAACTGATTTACTGCTACTGTTAAATCTCCGAATTTTTCTTCCCCTTGAGTTATAACAGAGTTTACAACTGCCTGGCTTCTTTCCCATACAGTTAATTCATTTGCTGTTTTCCCTATTGCAAGAGCATAGTCTCTAGTTGCTCTATCAAGTCGAACAACAATACCTAATTCGTCTAAAAGTTCTGGCTCTGCTTTAATTGCGCCACGGGTTAAACGATTAAAAGAATCTGTTAAGTCTCGTCCGAGAGATTGCGAAGCACTTAGTGCAATATTACCAAGCCTTTCAATTTGATCTGCGCTTAATCCTGCAGCTCTACCAATAGATACTGCTTGAGCTGCTTCTTCGAATGTAAGAAGTCCTTGTGTTGCTTCTTGCACTCGCGCTGTTAGTAATGAAAGAGATTGTCCAGTTTTTAGTGCAAAAGCTTCCTGAGAGGCTTGTAGAGTAACTAAATCACCAGCAGATTTAAGAAAATTGAATGCAGCACTTATTGCAAATACGTTTGCTGCAAGAGTAGCGTAAGCAGGAACAAGACCTCCGGTAATACCAGTGGTCATTTTAGAGAAAGCTTTTGTACTATTAGAAGTAGCGCCTGCTACTCCTTTATTCTGTTTTTGAAATCTATCACCAGAAGCAGAGGCAGCATCTAAACCTTGTGCTGCTTTTCTGGCTTTTTTACTGACGACTTCTAGTTGACCATCATCAGTTATTTTCAGTTTTACTTTAACTTCTTTTGCCATTATCTTTGAACATTATGGGTATACTGCTTACCGCTGTTTTGTTTAGCTTTACGTTCTTCTTCTTTTTGTTTCTTCTCTATCTCTTCTGCTCTTTGAGACATTAACTGCCTCTCATATAGCTTCATAAAGTATATCGTATCTCTTGGATTATCTATTTCATATGTTCTAAATAGAAAATCTACAGAAGACCAATCCTTTCCCATATACATTCCAGAAGTTCCATCCCAAACATCTGAAAGTAGACTAAACATAAAAAATGCCACTTGTACCTCAGACGGAAAGTCCGAATGAGAAAGCGGCATCTTTTGGGGGTCTGGTTCTTGGTTTAACTGTTCGCAGATTCGTAAATATTTATCTAAGTCAAAATCTGAGTTTTGCTCTTTTACAAATCTCGCAAGTAGCTTCTCAACTTCTGCTACTTGCTCCCAGTAAAATTTTCCAGGTTACCTACTGTTTCTGTTACCCAGGTGTCAAATCCACTTGAGTTTTTCATCATCGTTTTAGCATTTTCATGGCTAAAAGGAAGCTCATCGTCTGGGTCGTAGGAAGAAACATCTACCAAAAGAAACTCTTCTAGGTATCGATATTTTAGTCCTTTCCACCCTTGAATCACGCCTTCAGTGTAATGATGCAAAAACTTTTCTTCATCTAATACTTCTTCTGGGGTATGTGTTCTTTTATTAAAAGTTGTAGACAAACATTTTTTACGAAGTTTAACTAATTCTTCTCTTGCTAGATATGTTAAATCTACTTTAAATCCAGAGTATCCTGGAAAGTCTACAGTTACTGTCTTACTTGGAGTCATTAGACTCTCTAGGGAAACTGGGGTATCACTCATATAAAATCCTTATTTTGTTATTATTTAAAAGAGTAGGGAGGCGAAAACCTCCCTACTTTCATTTTTCATACCCTATAGTATAATTCATGTGACCACAAAAGTCAAGAATTATTTTTTAGTATGTATTAAAGAGCTGCTGTTGTGTACTCAACAATTATTTCATCTGTTTCATCAATAGTCGATGGCAGTGCCATGAAATTAGTTGAAACAGAAATTAAGTCAGATACATCATGAGTTGGAATTTCAACGTGACAAGTACCAAGAGTCAAAATTGACTTAGGACCTGCGGCTGTTCCACCTACTTTAAATGTAGTACTGAAATTGTTAGTAACTGTAGTATTCAAAGCAAGTAGCCTCTTATAGAAGCCATCTGCACCAAGAGCTACATTATCCATATACGCATCAAAAGAACCACTTACCGAGCGTGACCCTAAAATAGCTGCAAGAGGTACGTTTACTGTACCGAGCTCTTCTGGAGTCAAATAGTTAATATTATTACTAATAGTAATATTTCCACCAGTAATTGTTATGGTATAGGTGCTTCCTCCATTTTCCGCAATAGAAAGCTGAGTTAGACGATTACGGATAAAGTTATCAGTATCAGTTGTAGCTTCAGTAATTGTCGGCTGAACACTACCGCTAGTATCTGTAAACTTGTACAAACGATTACCGTCATCAGTAATTAGCATGTAATCACCAGCAACTGTTCCTGAAGAAGGAGCACTTGCAGTCGCTACTTCATGGCTAATATCTGCTGTAACGTCTTCAATTTCTGAAGCATAACCAGACCAGTTAATTGTAGCAATACCGTCAACATCAAAATCAATTGAAGCTTCATTTACACAAGCACTTGAGAGTTTATATAACTTAAAGTTATCATCCCCAAGGAGCATATAAATATTACAAGTATCAGCAGGAATAGCTATATTTGAACTATCAAAGTTTATTGCAAGGCAGTCTGCTCCACACTGTGAGGAGGCCGCAAGAATTTGATCAGTTACTTTTCCAGTACCTGCGCTATCTGTAAATTCCATGGCAGAGGACATATCTTTTGCACCTGCCATAAGAGCCCAAAGAGCTTCTTCTACACAGTGATAGTCTCCAGCGGTGCTTCCGCTATCTACCCAGAAGTTTTCTGCACTTGGTCCGGAATTGCCTTGTGTTGCGCTTGAGGCGAAAGGCCTCATGTATGTTGAAAACGACCAGTCTGCAGGTGCTAGTGAATCATTAAACGCCCTTCGTCCACGACGGCTCACACCAGCAGAACTTTCCATTTCATTCAAGGTTACTTCGGATGAGTTAGTAGCTTGAGAAAAGCTAAAGCCATCCAGTACAGGAATTTCCCATAGTTTGCCATCAAATTCAAGGTAAACTTGGGTATACCTGGTAAAGTATAATTGTGCCATTAGAATCTCCTATGGACTTGAAAAGGCTTGGACGTGAACGTCTGTTCGTGCCAGCATTT